TCCAGTGGTGCATCCGTGTCTTCCGGCAGGATCTGATCGATGTCCGGTATCCGCATGGCCTCGAACATTCGTCGATGCGCGATCTTGCGCTGCTTCTTCGGATACAGCTCCGGATCTGCGGTGATCAACTCCAGCACTGCCTGGTTCTGTGCAATGCGTTGAGTCGCTGACCAGATGTTCGGATCCGAGACCGGGATGATGTCTACGCGACCATCGAAGTCCGACTTCAGGATCGTGCGTTCCTCACCCTGGACCTCGTAGGGATACTCCTCCACGTCCATGAACTCGTAGTTCAACTGGGACATCATCTTGAACTCTTGCCTGGCAGAGACGTGCATGCGCTTGTGGATGCCGCTGAATACCTTCGAGCCCTGCTCGATCAGCGCCAGGGTCGTGCCCACTGGTCCAGTGTTCTTGGCATCACCAACCATGTTCTCAGTGGTGGTGGCGAATCGCCTGCCCTCATCGACGAGCGTCTGTACCAGGTTAGCGAGTGCAGTCGATGGCTCCTTGACCGGCAGGTTGAAGAATGCCTTCTCCAGCTCGTCGGCGGACATATCGACATCGATCCACTCGCCCGGTGTAAAACGTATCTCCCCAGCAATCTTGGCTTCTTTGCTCTTGAAGCCACCTTGAAGGTTTGCCACTGCTGCACTGTCGAGTAGGGCACGGATGCCGCCACTGACAGCTTTCGCTAGTGAGCCAATTATGTGTAGCAGGCCAAAGCCATAGAAACCAAGGCCAGGGAGATACTTGTAATGCGTGAACCAGATTCGCTTCTTCATCAGCGGATCGTCGTGCTTCCAGTTCCGCCTGACTGCCATGACCTCGCGAGACTCGGCCTCGACCGTGACGACATACGGAGGCGCTATGTCTGAGTCTTCGTCCCAGGGCATGTGGTAATCGATGTGGTACTCCAGCATCGTGTAGATCGTGTCGTCGTAATGCTGCTGAGGACTGCGATCGTCGGCCACGTCCTCCAGGTCGTACCTGGAGAAGCTGGTGTTCTTGTCTACCAGGATCTGCGGTGTCGGCAACAGCCTGGCATCTGCAATGAAAGATCCCGCCTCCTGGGCCCTGAATACATCATTCTCCGGCATCTCATATTTGTGACAGTACCGAGGTGCGTTCGCCAAAGTTCGCGCATGATACGGAACGATGAAATCCTCAGCAGTAACAAATCTGCTCGTAGTCATGCCGGTAATGGGATCGATGTAGACCTTCTTGAATGCAGATCCTGAAAGGGGGAGATAAAACAGCATCTGATCCGTGGACCAGAAGTATTCCTCGTCGGCTTCAGTGAGCTGATAGTTCATGTAGTCTTCGAGACGTTTCCCCTGCGCCACCTTTTCGTCGGTCGCCTCACCCATGATGTAAGCCTTGACCGGGCCCTGGGGCGGGAAGAATTCCTCAATCGCTCGTGCCTGGAACTGCGTCACAGCTTCAGCGATGAGTGGATGCTGCACGGTGGCCGCACCCTTGAACGGTACATCTGAGGCTGGCTCGTCGGTCAAGCCCATCAGCCTGAGCCCATCGGTCAGCCGCTCGAAATGCTCCTCGCGAACCTGCTCATCGATCTCGTAGTATTCGATCAGCTCGTCCGCGATTGCGATTCGTTCCTGGGGAGACAGCTCCTCTGCCAGGTTGTCGTTCCAACCCTCCGGTGTCTCCTCATCGTGATCAACGTCAGCGTACTCAGCGATCTCACCCTTCGGAACAATCGAGATCGTGCCATCTTCGTTATGCGTGATGATGTTCTTCGCGGTGACCTGCTCAGTCTCCGTGAAGGTCGGCATCGGCTTCATGGTCGATAAAAGATCCGCTCTGGCTGCCATGGTTAATTACTCAAGTTGTGTATTGCTTTAGGGCGCTTCATACAGATCGAACTCCATAAAAGCAGAGTTGAAGTTATCAAGGTCGTGCCATGTGAGGTACAGCTTAAATCCGCCTACCGGGTTCTCCCATACGGCAAGCGAGAGATTCGATGATACCTGTGAGAAAAATGCTGGAGTGACCGTCAGTGATTTTCCGCTGTCAACAGCAGTCGTCACATCGTATGCGACACTCAAATCGAACTGGGCAATGCTCAGGGTGCCGAGATTATCACCCAGAACAAACAGTTTACTTCCATCAGGTGTGTAGGCGATCCCGTACATGAAGGTCGCAAACTTGCTGGTCAAATCTAATACTGCACCTTGAGCCACGGCTGTACTGGCATCTCCCGCTACGCTCATCTGAAAATGGTAAATCCTCCGATCGGCAATGTCGTAAGACGCCACGTAGAGGTCCAGATCGTTAGCTGCCGCAACGAAATCACGAGGAGTGAGAGGACTCACGAGGCCGGTCCCAAGCACTGTATTTGTTAGTGCGTATGGATTTAGAGCAGGGTCACCGAGAGCCACAGCAGAGAACGGATCAGCAGATACAAAAGAGTCGCCTGAACCACTAGCCCTCCGCATCTTGTAAGCCTTAGTACGAGCCGGATTTAATGCAATGCTCCGCATGTTTTGAGTGTTAATAGCCCAGTTCTGGGCTCCTTCAAAATTCCCTGTCAGCGTCGAGAGATCACCTGGCGTAGGCAGTTCATATTGGAATGACTGAAAGGATGATGCTCGTGCCCAATACACCCTGTCTCCAGAGAGACTGAAGGTCGGACTCAAGTGGTTGTTGGCAACAATCGTAAAAGGTACAGCGGCTGATGTGAGACTGTAAGCGTCAATATCCGGGTCTCCGGCTGGCGCAGCCACAGCCCCCGCTGCTAATCCAGCGGCACCGAGACCGACACCAGCTTCAACCAGGCCGCTTTGCCCAAGTCCAAAAGGAAGTGCCAGGCCCATTAGCTGAATCCAATCGTAAGTTGCAGCAATGCCCAGTCACCGAATTGGTTATTCCCGCCTGTTGGAGCAACACGAGTCAACTCAAATTGAGTAGTTTCCCCCGCTGTAATACCAAGACTCGCTAACGTAACTGACTCCGAATCCTTCACAAAGTTGGTGTTGTTCGGTAATGCAATATCCGTCAACTGATCCCCGGCAGACCACGATTGAACCGGCGAACCGTCCGGAATGCCACGATTATAGATATTTACCCCTACGTTATTTGGAGTCGGTTGCGGCGAAATAGCCCTCGACAAAAAACCAAAGACGATGTTCGTCGCGCCTGCCGGAACTTCCAGCATAAACCCAACACCTTCCTCGCTGGCGCTATCGAATCGTCGAACCGTGAGTGCGGCATTGATGACATCGCCAACCGCAGGAGCCACGGCATTAACAGCCCAGTCAGCATTATTCGGATCATCCAACTGCAATGGCTCGAACTGGAACGATGGGAATGAAATTGATGGAGTCGGTGATGGATCACCAGTCGCGACGATACCAACTTCACTGTTCTGAGAAGGCTTGTCTCCCTGCTGCTCGACAATATCGATTCCGAAACTGCGATAGACACCGTTGTCAGTGTTCGAGGAGATCTGGACCAGGATGAAGTTCTCTGAGGCCGATCGATCCTGGATGTACAGGAATGAACCGACACCCAACTGCTCCAGGAAGTTCGCCATGTCGGTGCCATCTGCATTGGTCTCATGCAGGAATAGCACGGTGGCTGATTCTATATCGGAGTTGTTAAACCTGAGCTGGCCGCTCGCTGGAGGTGCTGATGTCTCAGTTCTGAAGCGCCAGATGCCCAGACCACTGACTGCGGAGCCACCGGCACCACCACCAGATTGACTGGTTAGTCCTTCGAGACCTCCGCCACCTAATCCCATAGCTGTGCCCTATGCTTCGTTGGCGGCGAAGTTGCTGGATTCTATCCGGTCCCTATCGTGCTGTCACTTCTTCCTGTTCGCTCGACGTGATTGCTTCGCCACCTTGCCTCGACGACGACGCTGGCTCTTATTGTTCTCAAGCCACTTGGCATTGATGCTGCCACCAGATCTGAGCTGGTTGCGTGACTTGTTACTGCCCTGCTTAGCCACTGCGCTTACTCCGGATCCAGGCAATACCGGCCTTGCAAGATTTCACAACCGCTGCTCCGACCGTGGCCAACCCTGGGTAGAAATGCACCAGCACCAGGGCGAAGACAAAGCCCAGAATGAAAATAAGAATCTCCATGGTTCCTCCTTGGGCGGCGAGCGAAGTCTACCTCAATCGTCGTGATACTGCCCAAAGTAGCGGTGATTGATGAAGCTGCTCGACCACCGTTGCAACCACAAAACCTGCTGCCTCGTCATGTCTGACCAGGTTGCCCACAGATACTGACCATTCTGGGCATCGTCTTCGTCCATTGCATCAGCACAGACCACGATCACATGCTTGATCTTGCCGCGCTCTGCATCTGCCAAGCAGTCCCGCAGTATTCGCACTGCATCGAACTTGCCAGCCTCCAGCTCGTGGACATTCTTGACGCTACGCTCCATAGAACTTCCTCGGTTGGCTGAACAGTTTCATCTCGTCCATCTTCTCGTCGTCGTCGAGTTCCATCAGGCCCAGGCGACGGATGTATCCAAGCAACATCACGATGCAATCCACCAAGTCATCATTCTCACCGACCGGGAAGGTCGCGCACTGATTGATCACCTCGTAGGCCCAGTTCCTGGGGATGTACCACAGCCGACCTTCCTTCAGCACCTGGGCAACCATGTGCGCTCTGAATACTTTGTCCTTGGTGCCTGGATTCACTCCCCAGATAGAAACGCCAGCTCGACGCAGCTCCTGGATCAGTGAGTGACCGCTGGCCTTCCTCTCGATCAGCGTTCGGTCAGGGCTCCACTGAACATTGTGGGCTATCGCCTCGGTCTTGAGATCAGGGAACTCCACTCGATCGTTGAACCGCTCCAGCAGCAACGCATGAACCTCGGTATCGATCTCCCGGCCTGACGGTGAATACTCGAACAGCCCAGCAGTGATCCTGGCAGAGCAGTCGTTCTCCTCATCCTCCTCGAATGCCGTGTCATAGAACGAGATGACCTCGATAAACTCTGGGTGTGGCATCGGCTTGCCAGCTTCCGGATGATCCTCTGGGAAGCACCACTGCTGCCACCACTTCTTCTTCAGGATCAGGCCACCACCGGATGTCGGATCCTGGTTGAACTGGGCGCTGTAGTCCCTCACGGACATTGCCTTGGTCTCGGCCTTCCTCTCCTCCTCACCAAAGCGTTGCGGATTCAGCAGCTCGCCTTTCTTCTCCCTGGGATCCTCGAACAACGGGCCCTTCTTGGTCTGATGGCCCCTGCCCTTGTTGAAGAACGTGATGCACTTCCTGGCTGGATCGAACTCCATCGGCAGCATCAGCACTTCCCATCGCTCGTCTTCGCTGGCCAGGATGTGACCGAACAGATCAGCGTCGTGCGACCGCTGGCCGATCAGCACCTTCTGGCCTGTGGTTGGGTCGTTAAGGCGTGATCTCAGGCTATTGTCCCAGGTCGAAAGGGTGTTGTACCGGATCGTGTCCGAGTACACGTCTTTCATGTTGTGCGGGTCGTCGATGCAGATCTTGTCGCCACCTTCACCTGTCGCCTTACCCAGGATCGAGCCGGAGATGCGATGACCACCATGGTTGTTGACGTAGCGATTCTTCCTGTTGTCCGCTGGATCCAGGTAGAAGGCACCTGAATACCGCTGCTTGAACCAGGCTGACTCGATCAGCCGACGAGACTTTACTGCATCTCGGATAGCAAGTTCCTGAGCATAGGAAGCAAACAAGAATTGCACCCCAGGATCCAGCAGCCACTCCCATACCGGCCACAGCACACTCGCAGTCAGGCTCTTGGTCTGCCTGGGCGGGATGTTGATCATGAGATTGCGAATGTCACCGAACGTGACATAGGCGAGGTGGTCGCAGATGGCGTCTAAGTGCCAGTTGGTCTTGAACGGTTTAGGTTCAACGATCGACCAAGCAGCCGCTACAAATTCTCTCAGATCTCTCCGATAGAACTCAGCTTGGGCTTGAGTTTTGTACTCGGCTACTGCTTCCTGGACTGATAAAGGGTCTGCGACCACCTCATAGATTTCCGTCGCTGAGGCCCTTGTACTGCTTCAGCATTGCTCCCCAGGGCCAGCGCACCTGGAGAATCAGGCCAGTCTGACCATTGTCGAGCGGGGCGAGCCGCCCTGATGTCTTGAGTTCTTCGCCGGTATGGGTGTGGCTGGTGAACCTCACCATGTTGTATTTGTTCCTGGGCCATTCGTGGAACACGATACCCAGGCAAGTGACTGGATCATCAGCGATGCCTTGCTGTCGTAGGAACACCCAGGTATGCGGACGCATATGCGGACGCATAAGCCGATGTATGACTTTCGGATTCCCTCCAGCGATGATGCGGCGAAGCATGAGCTTCACCCTGGCATCGTTGGCAATCTTTCGGGCCTCGCCGCTCATCACATATTGTGCTTGTTGCGATGATGCGCTGGGCGCTCCTTCGACATATGAGGGTTTCCTGGCTTCTTGCCATGGGGATTGCCTGGCTTGTGCTTGGACCTGCCTGCCTTGCTCATCGCGATTGCGACAGCCTGTTTCTGCGGTCTGCCCGTTTGCACCAGCTCACTGATATTCGAGCTTACAGCCTTGTTACTGCTACCCTTTTTGAGTGGCATGCTTGCATCCTCCAGGCGGCGAAGGAAGTTTACGATTCGGTGTCGTCGATTACCGGGATAGTGCCTACGTCATCTTCGGTGATGTCCTGCTCCTCGGATTCAGCTTCTTCGGCTTCCGGATCCGGAGGATAGGCGACCGTAAGAGCCTCGTCCAGATGCTCCTCGCTACACGCATCAAGGACTTTCTCCGGACCATTATGAAACATCCAATCCTCCGGACCAGTCCATCCATCAGGTGTTGGCCTGCCTGCTGCTTTCTTTACGCAGCCAGGTGCATCGCAGTAGTAAATCGTACTCATCGTTCGCTCCTCCAGCTATCCGCTGGTCAGGAAGTATCCCACATAGAATAGCAGGCCAACAGCACCCAGGAAGCAAATGATCTCCAGGGCTTCAACCAGCTTCTTCTTCAATTTCATCCTTCACCCATTGCACATCGTACCACTCGAACTTCGCCTCAGTGTAGGACCACTCCCAGCGTTGCAGGATGCGTAGCAGTCCCAGCTTGTCGTCCAATCGATTGACGAATCTCAGGTCTCCCTGGCTAGGCGCGAACTTGCCATGCACCGCACATTCTCGATCAGGATTCTCAGCCATCATCTCTCACCAGTTGTCGGGCGCTGTGCCACTGTTTCGGCGTCAGCTCGCCCCTTCGATTGAATTGAGCTACGAGGCTGTCTCGAAACTCAAGGTTGTAGGTCGTCGATGGCTTCAGCTCCGACAGCGCCAGGATGGTCTTCTGGTTTGCTGTCAGCATACGATCAACCTTCTCAGCCATAATGTTCTAACATCCTTCTAACTTGATTCGACCCATTCCTTACAGTCACAGTCGCCTTCGAGACAGTCTGTTTCGCCATCTCCGTAAGAGTGCTGGGCACAACCATGACCGCAATTAACGCACATCTCCTCGCACATGCCAGGATCAGACCAGTGTCTGCAAAATGGACCAGAGTCCCACTCCTGTTCTAGCTCACCCACGTTGAAACGCATCCCAGTCATCACGTCGCACGATGATCGAGTGCCTGCCTAGCTGGAAAACCTGCCCTCTCGCCTGGATCTCGACCCAGTGCTGGCCAAAGCGTTTGAGCCATTTCTTCTGTATGCGATGGTGGTAGCTGTGCTTGCCCTGGTTGGCATTCCTGCTGTGAACTCGTGTCGGACGCAATGATCCACCGTCAGTCAAAAAGACTGTCAAGCCCTGGTACATCAGCGGTGGTAATGGATTCACTTCCTTCCCTTCCAGGTCACCCAGATCCAATACACGCTCAGGCACCTGGGGCACTGATCACGCTCTCGATACATCCCTGGCCGGTCGTACCATTTTTGATGACAACGACAGCACTCCATCAGCCCTGGTCTCACTCTCTCCAGCCAAGCGGTTCAGATCCATCGTTCCATTCGTTCCGCAGCTCTGCCTCTCCACAGATGGTGCATCGAACTCCTCGTGTGACTGTCCCGCGAAATACTGTCTTCCAATCGTGCGGACAACAGAACATCGATCGTAGCCACTCCAGGAAACTAGCCATCGGTACTCCGGGGCGCGACTCCCGAATCCTCACCTCCATGCGCTTCACAAGTTGGCTTCTCAGTCATCAGGTGCGACCACTTCAGGAAATCCATCAGCGTTGTATTTGAAATCAGTCGCTTGGTCTCCACGAAATAACAGGCCAGCAGCTCATCGAGGGCCTGGTGCAGCTCCTCGTGGCGCTTCTTCAGATCTACCGTCACGCCACTCTCGTTGGCCAGGGAATCTTGACCCAGAGACTCTGGCTCTCCCATGCACCATCGTCAGTGCCATCCTCGATCTTGGCATCGACGTTCAGCAGCAGCTCCACATGCTCAGGGTATTTGACCTTCACCATCGGTGGATCCACACCGGCAGGCGGCTCGACTATGGTGAGCTTCTTGTCCGCCACTCGATCAATGCCGATCTCAATATGCTCCATCACGTCTACAATGAAGTCCGGTATCTCTTTAGCAAACATCAGGATCTCCTCATGCGCGTCGTCGCTTCTTGACCTGGATGGTTCGCATGCTACCAAGACTGATCGACATTCTGGCCTGGAAGCTATCGAGGGCCCTGGCTCGCCTCATCTTCTGGGTCGTGGTCTTCTTATTCCAGTAGATCAAAGCTACATCACAGGTCGCACAAACTCCCTCGTTTGAGATCTTATGAGTTTTCTCTGTGCGGGGGCACAGGCTACATCTTTTCAATCTTCTCATGGTCTTACTCCTATATCTTCATTGCATCCTTCACTGGCTTGAACGCCAGATCCATGGCCCACTGGATGTGTCGAGTACAGACCCAGACTTCCTGAATCTTTACTGGGGCCAGATCATCACACCGCTCGTACTTATCATCCCGCTCGAACTCGCAGTGATGACACGACAGCTTTTCAGGATCATTGCGTACCCAGATCCCAGAAGTCGTATCGCTACCGCACCAACAGCACGACTCTGACTCGGCGTTGCCCTCGACCGCTTTTGTGACACGACGCTCGTTCCAGCAGGACGCGCACATCAAGTGATTCCATCTACTCACAGGACAATATCTCCTTCTCTGAGTGGCTGCGACCACTCCCATCCTTGCGTAGTAGTCACGACTTTATCCCAGCCGTTCGTCTTCATATTCTGGCAGAGGATGTCTGGGCCATGCGCGCATATCTCCTCCAATGTCTGCACCTTGCAGTTGACGTAGTGCATGACACTGGCATCGATCTCCTTCGGTTCCCAGGCAAGCAAGCCTCGTCTCATGGTGAAGAAACGGAAGCCAAACGGGGTCGCACCGTGCCGTTCCTTTATCTCCTTCATCATTTCAAGAGCAAGGTCGATGTTCCAGGATTTAATCTCCTTCCTGGTCTGCTCAGCGAGCATCGTCCCTGGGCTGTAGAACGTGACGAAATGCTTCTTCATTTAGGTGCCTCCAATAATTTGTCACTCTGGATGTGTTCCAAAACTGTCTTCCCACTGGGCAGCATGATCTGTCCCAGGAATGCGCCATCGAATGTCAGGATGCCGGTCTCGATTGCTGTGACCTGGCCCTTGATCCAGTCTCTGGCTACTGAATAGATCGCGACCGATCCTATCTCCATGGCCTTGCGCTCCCATTCGATTTCAGTTGATAGCCTACGAGACGACCAGGGATTTTCGTCCAACCAGGCAGCAGCATATCCACGAAAGGAACACTTGATGGTGACCATGCGTCCCTGCCACTCAAACTGAATGATCAGCTCTCCATTCCCATCGTCAACCATCGAGCCGAATTTGTTGCAGCCAAAATGCCGCAGAATCCTCTGGATGTCAGCCAGGGCTTTGGTGCCACTCGTGGCGCTGCTGTATGGCAGCTTCATGGTGCTGGATTCCAGCAGGTGACACGCTCATCGCCTTCCTTCAGATTGTGGATAGCCCACTCGCCATCCTGATAAGACGAATCCAGCATTGGTGTGATGCCATACTTGAAGCCCAGGTGATCGATCTGAGTGCCGTACCTGGTGTAGTCATCGATGTTGTACGCGAGGATCCTGGGTACGGTGCCTTCAGCCTGGACAAGCTCACAGGCTTCTTCGATCGACACCTCAGCGATGTCTGACGGTGTGGAAAGCTCGACGATCTTGCCGATCTCTGGCCTACTCATAGTGCTTCATGGCATATGCCTGTGGCAGTAGTGCGCGATCTGATGAATGATGTTCTGCTTCCCTTCCGCGCTCTCCGCTCTACCGGCTTCACTATCTTTGGTCAGCAAATAGATGTCATCGATGATTCGTCTGGTGGCTATCAACTCACGGCGAAGCTCATGCTCAGCCATCTTCTCCACTTCTTTAACGAAGGTCTTCATGCCTCCTACTCCTCTCCGATGTACTCCCCGCAGTGCGGACAGTCGAATCCTGGCTGCTGAAATTCAGCGTACTCCAGGATCCCTACCCTGCAAGTGGGGCAAAAAGCCACCGGCAAGATTCCTATATTGCCCTCGCTCCCACCTTCCCTTTCGAGATCGAATGGGCCTCCACAAATACTACACTCTCGAAGGGATTCAATTTCATCAGATGATGATCTTTCTGACTTTGAATGTACGGTACGTGTATCCGTCTTCTGTCTCGTCTTCGTCATCGAACGCTCTCCCCAAAACATTCCTGGCGACAATCTCCCTGGTCTGCCTCATCGACACGGCAAGAGCCCTTGCATACCGCTGACCCACCTGATCGTAAGCAATGGACGCGCCTTCCTGTTTGACTGTAGCAAGACCGAATCCACCGCTGAGTTCGTGATGCGCTGCATCGTGAAGCAGTGTTGCTTCTTTCTTCGCAGGCAGGGCTGCCATCGTTGCAGCACCCAGCGCACTGACTATGAAATCACGCCTGTTCATAGACACCATCCAGCCCACTCGGCGTTCCGTACACCGCTCGCCAGTCATAGTTGTTCCAGCCAGAGACTCGCATGGTCGCCTTGTACTTGATCGCAATAGCTTCGACGTTTTCCTCATTAAAATCCAGGCGCGGCATCGGGCTGGCCATCCGCATGCCGATCGCTACCGTCGCAACCGCGCCAGCAAAAGCTCTGATAAACCTCCGTCTGTTCATCAACTTAGATCGACGGTCAACCCTGTCGCTGGTTTCGGTGGACTATCATCGATTACAAAGGTCTGCTCCGCTGGTCCGGACTTCCTCCCTGCTTGATCGACAATTTCCACTTGCCAGGCGTAAGTCCCATCCGCCAGGTCTGGAAGCAGATGCGAATTACCTGGTGACGGAACTCGATCCATCTCGGTAAAATCCGGAGCGCCAGTGACCTTGAGCGATATGATACTTTCTTTAATCGCAGTCTCTGGCAAAGGATTATTGCTTTCTCGCTCTGTGGGAAGTATCCATCCCAGCGTTGCGCTCATTGTCATTGTTCGCTCCTCGTTAATTCCACAGTCAGGCCAGTCGCTGGTTTCGGATTCTGCCTGGTATCAGGTGGCTTTTTTCTCCAGCGATTCCACCATTTCTTGATGCACTTCAGCCACATTTCGCTACGACTGCTAATGGCTCAACATCGCCGTACCAGCTAACCGCTTCTCTCGGCACAACGAAATGATCCTTGACCATCTCGGTCTCCGTGCATGCTGTTCCGCCTGGCACTTCACCGACTGGCAGTAGCACAAATTTATTATTCTGAGCGATCACCTGGTAAGCCACCATCGCAACTGTCACCAGGTTATCTGGTGGCTGCGGCACCATGATGATCATCTTGAATACTGGATTCGATGCGTCAGATGTTTGCGGATCAATGCTGTTGGCAGGATCACCTACGTTTATATGGTAACCAAGAAAGCACCATCGACCAGGTGTCCAGATCGTGATGTCTGTCGTTTCACTCGCACCTGGCACTGTCGTCGGCACAAATTTTTCGAGCAACGGTTCCGCTGGTGTGTCATCAGGATTGCAAGCGCCCCAGTTAATTTTCGTCGTCGCTAAAGATCCTGGACCTGCTGCCACGATCGGTGTCCCATCAACATTTTGCGTTGCGTTCGTCCATTCCAGGTTGACGATAGCAGCCCCGCTAGTGGCTGATAATACTAGCAAAATCAGTGGTATAAATCGTTTCATATCCATCTCCTTCGTTTCAATTTCATGTCGCCGCGCCCAAGGGCCTTCGTGTTCTTCATCTGAAGGGCACGGCTTGTCCGTTTGGCCCCATTGAATGTGTCGTAAACCTCAGCGTCTCCAGTTTCCAGATCGAGGATGCGTCGTCCGTTACGCTCCCACCTCTGTTCAACCATGCCGGAACAATTCCTCCTTGGTCGAGTGAATCATCGGCACAGCAAAAACGTCCACGTCCATCTCCTCAGTCTCAAAGATCGGATCGTAGGTACGTACACGATCATCGAGCCTGGCATCTTTTATCCCAAAGCCATAATCGCCATTGATGATGTGAGGGCCACCTTCGACTTGAAGTGCAGCGAAACCCTGGCTCATCGCAATAACTGAGCAAGCCTGCATCGCTTCATCGTTATCTTCAACGACGCCGACTTCAACAATGGTCTGGTGCGAGACCTCCTTGGTATTATTCCAGGGCCATCGCTCGTCTTCGGCGCATACGAATAACCGCTCTGTGTTCTTCATCTGAGATAGGCGCGGACCAATGCGCGGACCAATGCGCGGACCAATGCGCGGACCAACCTGAATTTGTTTCTCGGTCTCGACCAGCTCACCGAATGCTCGCTGCATCAGCTCACTGGGATCCATCAGCTTCCACGATTCAGGATCATGGAAATCAGTTTGTTCAAACAGTTGAACATCCCAGGGCTTGGCAGTATCGATGCCGTAGAAGTATTTTTCGGTGGCCTGTTCGTACCTCCAGGTGCCACCTCGAAGGGTATCTGGCAGGAACTTGGGAGCCAGGCGCGTAGCGATGGCGACTGTGGCCATGGCGCATGCCAATCCCTCAAAAAACGCTCTCCTGGTGAGCTTCATATCTTACTGTCTTGGTTGGTCTCGTTCTCTCAGTGGACGACGCTTCACTGCTGGGGTTGCCACCACCACTGGCTCCTCTGCCGGTTCAACACCTTCAGCTATATCGATCGCCCTGCCTACGTCTTCTGGACGCTCAGCTAAGATCTGAGTTGGAGACTTGCCTGTCGTTTCACCGACTCGCGTATATGGAGATGGCTTTGGATCTTCAGTGCGACGATTTTGTCGTTCTCGACGACGCCTCGCTGATTCCTCGATGCCACCTTCTTCTTGTTCTGCAATGCGCTTTGTCCGCTCTACATCGGTTGGCTTGGTCTCCAATTTCTTTTTGCGTTGCGCTTCACGATCTGGACTGGGAGTCGGCGGACCCAATGGTGCGCCATACGATAAAACCTCCCTTGCTTCTTTGTTCTGTCTGCTCGCCATCATTAACTCCCGGCTTCACGTTTGCGATGGAAAGTTGCGAACCTTTTGCGACGGTGCCGGATGTGCCCCGGTTTTCCTGGGCAGTTTACTCCGCAGCCTGTCCGGATCTTTCTCCGGTGGCTCGAAATCTGTGCATGGCTCGTAGGGAGGATTCTCAACCGCTGGCGTTTGGAAGCCCTTGCCCCTGTCGTCACTCATGGCGCTATCTCCTCAGTCACTGGCGGCGACTCATCCTCATCGGGATCGACGACAGTGTACTGGAAAGGCCCAACGAAAGGTATATCGACCTCGGGCCCATTAAACTTGATGTCAGGCCAGTCTGCTTCGTCGCTTTGCACAACCAGGACCACTTGATGATTGGCCTGGTCATCAAAGCCTTGCAATACCTTCACGACCTTCAAGTCTTTCGGACAATCGGTATTCACAAAGTCATTATTCCTGGCAGTCATAATCGCTTCCAGGAGATCTGTTGCCAGCAAAACCTTAGCCAGCTTCGTCATCAGGTGGCACCCCCTCTAATCGTTCATTCCATGTAATGTGAAACAGCTCATGGAGTTTATCCATCTCATTGTTAGGCCCTGACATCAAAGCCTTACCAGTGTCCATGCCATAGACTTGCGGCATGATGGTAAGTACGGAAATGGTCGAGACTTCACCCTTCTGTACGTCGCTGATGATCTCTTTCAGTTGCTTCACAATTTCTGGAATCACATCATCAGGCATGTAACCGCTCATCTCAGAAGGCTTTGACTTCCCTGCGAGTTCTTTTTTTACGCGCCGAATATCCAGGCTGGCAACGCCATCCTGGTTAGGCAAAATAATTCGGTTGCTTCGATCCTTCTTGTCGTTCATCGACCAGTCCGACGACGCCTCATGTCTTCGCTACCCTGCTTCTCTGCTGCTTGCTCGCCAGCATTCTTCTCGTCCCTGGCATTGATCTTCGCTTCGATCGTCTCCTCGTCGTAACCAATGTGATCAGCAAGCTGAATCAGCACTGACTTCTCCAGGTTAGACTTGATGTCCATCGCTTTGTCGATCATGGCGGCTCGCTCAGCTTGCTCGTCTTCATCCTTCGCGGCCAGCTTGTATCTCACGCCGAACACGAGATTCAGCGTAAGCTCTACGTCACCGCAGTCAATTTTGAGTGGCATGTTTCCCCTCCAGGTCTTTCAACGCCAGGCACGATTTCTCGTGAGCTGGCCAGTATGTGACTTTAATTCGCTGCTTGCACCCAGGACACATTTCACAGTTTTTGCATGAGCCATAGACGAACGGCTTGCCAATGTAGCACGTACAAACATCGCGAAAATTCTCCTCGACTGTCTTCTTGCGCCAGGCCAACCACCGCTCATACTTTACCTTCGCGGAAGCCCTACGCCCAGCCATCCACTTGCCTTATCAACTTGAAATCGAATCAATGTTTCAGAGAATCCTCGAACGAGAGCCAGGATCCAATGGCCTGTCACCACCAACAGGAAAACCTGGGCAACGATATTGATGTCTGCACCAGCCTTGATCCAATGAGTCTTGGCCGGAAGATGCACCAGGAACTCATCGTCCATGCGAATAGAATTAAGCGAGATAGCAAACAAGCCCCAGGTGATCCAGGGAACCAGATCAGCCTGCGCCTCAGTTCCGGCAGGTGTATTCGACACGTAGATCAACCAGGTGTACCAGGTTGAAAATGCTATCGCTAACCATTGTGACATCCTGTTCACGGCTGCTCCTTGATGACTATACCCTCAGCGAAAGACTACGATAAAAAGGCAGAAATCTCAATCGACTCGGTGCGATTCCCCTTCGATTGCTCTGGCCTTCGAGGCTTTCTGCTGAATACCTTCCAGGGTCTTGATGACAAGCTCCAATTCGTCTTGCGGCAAGGCGCTGAAGTCCAGGGATCTCGCCTGGCTCTGACGCATATTGAGATCCAGCATCAGCTTCTCTGAGAACATGCCCAGGTGCCGACCCAGGTTTACCAGGGCACTGGCCTTGTCATGCAGCACATATTTGAAATCGAAATCAGGGCCATCATCCGTCTGGATCAGATGGCTCTCCCAGGATGCAACAGCCAAAGCCTGGGAATCAGTCAGCTCGTTTACCGGCCTACCGATAAGATGCAGCACTTTATCCACCTTCACGACTCGGATGTAATCCTTGATGTTCTGAAGACCGATCGCTGACATCTCATGCAGGATCCTGGTCGTCGTCGCATCGTAGTGGATCGCCGCCACCTCATTCTTTTTCTCCTGGAGAAATGCCATGAACGGTCGAAGATTGGCAGCCAGCTCGTGAGATCTAACCTTCGAGCTGTTCTTGGCGTAGCCAGCAGCGATCATTGCCGCATGTGGATTCATTGCCTCTTGAACTACGTTCAGAGCAAAGTCCAGTTGCAGTTTAGTTCGTGGCCAGCCTCTGGTGTTGCCTGGGATTACTTCGATTGCTTCCGCTGGGGCGCTCACGCACATACTCCATTGTCTCCCGGCAGCCGCAATCGGCCCACCGAGGATGTGTCGGATGGCTCTTATGATACCTGCATGGTCGGTACACTTTCACCTGTCTCATTCCGAACGCAATCGGACCTCGCACACATCACCCAATGGGATCACTTGCATGGTCGCCATGCCCTCCACTTTTAGATGTAGATATTCATCGAGGAGCTTCCTGGCTGTGTCCAGCCTGGTCATTCCGAAGTCACGCTTCCTGAACTCCTCAGTTGCCACTCTGAATGACATCCTGTCTGCAATCACAATTCCTCTAATTACTTTAATGACCCTGGTCCTTGCAATCCTGTAGTCAATGCTCTATTGTCTCACCTGGGTACATTCAGTCAAGGAGTAAGACATGGAAATCTTTTGTGCAATCGCTGTGATTTACGTCACGCTCGACCTCGCCGCCTCCGCGTATGTTGTTATAAAGCGCGGCGGCTTCAAAGCCACCATCGCTGACATACGCCAGAACCTTGGCCTCGTAAGGGATACAGAGGAAGAAGACGATGTTCACGATCGATGGTGAGGGAGACCAATACCCAGATTTCTGGGTCATCCTGGGTGTTGCCAAGCAGTTAAGCGTTGATCTGGGCCGTAGCGTCACGATCTACAAAAACGGCAAACCCTTCAAATTTCTGCGCTACTAAATAGCGCCATTTCTCTCCAGGGGCCTTCGGGCCCCTTTTTTATTGTCAAATTCCCCTTGCAATCCTGTGGTCACTGTGGCCTAATCGATCCTGGGTACAGTCAATCAATGGAGTCAAATATGTTCCACAACATCGTAGAAGCACTCGCAGCAGCCAGCCCAGGTGGGCCAGTTCATGTCAGTCCCAGGATCGCGATCGGCCCGAAGGTTGGCCGCATCGTCGCCATCCGTCAAAATTCCGGACCACGGCACAAGCCTGGCACTTTCAATCTCTCGTTCTCTGACAGCAAGGTCGATCTTCGCACCACCGAAGGCGACACGCTCTACAACGTGCCTCGCGAGAGGGTCGTCAACACGATCGCCGCTTTCTTCGATGGCAGCCGCACCGACGAATGCAGCAACGAGTTCGATCAGTTTATCAACCAGGCAGTGCGCGAGTGCATGGTCGTCAAGACCACACCAACCAGGTGCCGCATCGAGTACGAAATGCCGAACTCCGGCATCGTCGGTGCCTGGCGGCATCAGACCACCGTTGGTGGATTCACCTACGTCGCATCCTGGTAAATGCAGCCAGTAGGGCACTCTCGCCAGTGCCCCTCTGAGTGCAATATCGCACTGCTCAATCCATATAGGAGGATTGAATTATGAAAGCTGGAATGTCACTTGAAGCATTACTCTCGGAAGTCCAGCGGCAAAACTCTGTCAAGAGAGACTTCACGACTTCGACCGAAGACAATGTACGCATGGTCGAAGCTGAAGATCTCCCGAACAAAGTTGCCGTTGTGATGTTGAAGGATGGTGCTGCTGAGCTTGAGCGTTTCGCTGTATCGGAGCAAGCACACAAGCAGATCGCAGCTCGCCTGAACATCCCCAGTCGCTACTACTTGCGGCTGTTGGCTGATCACCGGGATCTCGTCGTCCACCAGGTAAACGCTCTGTTCGAGCGGGAACCGGCATCTCGCCTGTTCCGCACCCTGGATGGCACCCTTCGCGCCTTTTTGTCTGATCGCTACCTGCGCCTGGACAACAACGATGTCCTGGAGCAAACGCTTCCGGCGATCGTCAAGGGCGAGTTGGAAACTCAACTGCTCAGCACCAATGTCGGTGAGAATAAGATGCACATGAAGGTCTTGTTCACTGGCGATGAGCTGGCCCACGAAGTTACTTCGCGCACCAAGGATGGATCCACCAGGATCATCCGCCCAGGATTCCGCATGTCCAATTCGGAAACTGGTCAGGGCACCTTGGCGATCGAAGGCTTCTTCTACGATGGTTACTGCTTGAACGGCTGCGTCTTCGGCCAGATCGAAGCGTTCAGCTTCAAGCGCACCCATCTTGGTGGCCGACTGATCGAAGGCGTGGACTTCGAGGTACTGTCTGACCAGTCTCGTGAGCTGGAAGACAAGGCAATCATCAGCCAGGTATCCGATGTCATGACCGCGCTGGCCAATCCTGAGTTCGCTCAGAAGATGGTCACTCGCCTTCGTGCCACGACCGAGACTGGCGATGTCCAAAGCCCGATCGGTGCAGTTGACTTGGCAGTGAAAGAGCTGGATCTGCGTGAGGATGAGAAAGAATCCATCCTCACTACGTTCATCGAAGATCGCGACTACTCGCAATGGGGCCTGGCATCTGCCATCACCCAGGTTGCGAACAAAGAAGCGACCACGTATGAGCGGTCCTGCGAGCTGGAAAATGTCGGTGCCAACGTCATCGACCTGAACCAGATTCAATGGAACAGGTTCGTACAGGCGGAGAAGATTGCCGCCTGACTCCAGGTGTACCCGCACCGGAAGGGGCCTTCGGGCCCCTTTTTTATTAGCAGATCTGAATGCAAATTTCACCGCAACTGCGGTGGCAACGACCGCAACTGCGGTCAATCAGCATCGCTGCCAAAATCATCTCGAAAAAAAAGTTTCAGGCCAATCCGGCTACGCCACCAAAGGGCTCCAGCACCAGTTTTGCCGTTTTGTGATCTTGTCGAGATGTCATGTGGTTGTCTTTCCTGTATAATGATCATTCGGGTACAGTAATTGGAGTCATTATGGAACCGGGAATTTACTACTACCACACCATCGATCAGGACGTGAAGACCTGCCTGGTCGTTCCGACTGCTCGCAGTCTCCACGTCATCATGATCACTTCTCGTGGCCTGGTAGAGCGGACAAGACCGCTCATCGAGGAGCAATTCATGAAGCCTGCGATGGACCTGAAGAAAGGGCTGTCGAAGTTCGGCGGCATCGCCAGGCGGACTGGATCCACCAAGGCTGCCAGGACATGGCTGGCCAAAGCCAGGGAGGCAATCTCATGAGCATGAATAAGCCAGCAATCAACAGTGAATGGACCGGATGGGATGGGCTCTACAAAGTCGTAGGTTTCAAAGTGATCCACACTGGGCAGACCGGCGTTGAACTGGTTCGCTTCATCAAGACCAGGAAAACGTGGGCAAAGACTCCGGTCTGCTTCAGCTACTTGGATGAGGTCACAGACACAAAAGAATACGGCACGAGTCCGCAGTTCTTCACCATTTTCACAGCTTCCGGAGAACACTCATGAGTGAACGTAAGCAAGAAATTACCAAGCGCATCAATCGCGCCTGGAGAGCTTCCGATCAGAAGATCGATTGGCTTGGTCTGGAGACCACGTTAAGGCTGATCGTGAGAGACGCGAGCCCACCGACACCGGAGCTGCGACAAATAGATGAAGCCATCGCAGCATTCACCAGGCGCGGCAATGAGTATTCAGATACGGAGGTGTTATGAGACCGAAGATGAGTGGAGTCTGGACCGAACACAACCTCACCGAGAGCATGCTGAAGCAACTGGCCGCAGCAGCCAATCGCGAGGATGGAAGTTTATATCCTGGCATCGGCTATGGTGCGCCATCCAGTCGTGCAGCACTTTTCCTCAGAGGGCTTGCGGTCAATGCCGCAGGTGACTGTAAGGAATATCCCGGATGCAGGGATGACCGCATCAACGACGCTGGCCGGAAGGCCCTCGAAGACGCCCGCAAGGAGGGCTGGTAATGAAACAACTTTTCGTAGAGAAAAACTTCAAGCAGGCATCGATAGACATCATCTACGATGCCAATCTGATCATCGAGGAGTATCGCACCCAGGGATTCATCCTGACGTTGCGCCAGCTCTACTATCAGTTCGTCGCCAGGGACTTGCTACCGAACACACAGCGGTCCTACAAGCGCCTGGGCTCGATCATCAACGACGCCCGGCTGGCTGGCCTGGTGGACTGGCAGTCGATCGAGGATCGCACCAGGAACCTCAAGTCGAACTACCACTACGAGAATCCACGGCAAGCTATCCAGGATGCACTCGACACCTACGAGATTGATATGTGGGAGAACCAGGCTCAGCGTGTCGAGGTGTGGATCGAGAAGAACGCATTGGTCGGCATCATTGATGGTGTCTGCCGTGAGATGGATGTGCCGTACTTTGCCTGCATCGGTTACGTCTCTCAGTCGGAGCAGTGGCGAGCCTATCAACGTGCCAGGCACTACGAGCTTGGTCGGAACCAGACCACAGTGATCCTGCACTTCGGAGACCATGACCCATCCGGCATTGACATGACCAGGGACAACCAGGACAGGCTCAATATCTTCATGGGCTGGGAAGCAGTGAAGGTCAAGCGCCTGGCATTGAACTGGGATCAGATCGAGGAGTTCAATCCTCCGCCCAACCCGGCCAAGATAAGAGATAGCCGGTTCGCCAAATACGCTGAGCAGTACGGAGATAAGAGCTGGGAGTTGGATGCTCTGGAGCCCAGCGTCATGACCGACCTGATCCGCAAGCATGTAGAAGAACACCGTGACCCAGATCTCTGGGAAGCGAAAGTCCAGGAGCGGGCTGAGCATACGGACCAGCTCCAGGAAATAATCGACGATATACCACAGGAGTAAGACGACATGATGTCACTAGAAACGATTGACTTTGTACAACGCAAGGCTGCGAAGGAGGCAGCAGAACAGAAACGAATCCCGTACCTGGTACGACGCCGGGATCTCAGCGCCTGGGAGAATGGTCGTGGATTCCCGATCCCGTTCCCGATGCTGGGCGACTACCAGCCGCCAGGATGGACTCCGTATGGCGAGGCTCTGTTCGTGGATACCTCCGGTTTCGGCGGATCCGATGAGCCCTCCCTGACGATGCCACAGCTCCTGGAGAAGATCGAGCCAGGTGTCGGCTATGCCTTCACCCAGCAGGGTCAGTTCCAAGCGTACATCCAGCCCTTCAAGCGGGTGTCGTGATGCCAGTCATCAACGGCACCCACTACCACGAGAAGACTCCCCAGGATGTCATCGATGTCCTGGAGGAGGCTCGTGCCAAGCAGTGGCGCATCCGTGTCCACTACGGCAATACGCTCGTCGGTCAAGACTGGAATGATGAGTACGATGTGACCGGCAGAATCGGTCGCTCAATGGGCCCGGTCAAGGTTCCTCTGCTCATCCATAACGCTCGATCCCTGGGAGGTCCAGCAATGCTCGATCACTGCATTGTCAGGATCCGGTTTTCTAACTGGCAACGTGATGGCAGGAGCAATCTGTACTGCCATCCGAAGTATCACGGAGAAGCAGCATGAAGCACTTAACCAAAGATCAGCGCACAGCACTCAAAGCCGTGTTTGATCGCAAGCCCCTGTATCGTGGTGGGAGTGGCGCTGCTCTCATCTGGCACCAGGGAGACAGGCCCATGACCTATCGCGAATTTCGCAGGACCGTGATACCTGAGCTTGGCGGATACGGTGCCGCACTGGTTCCATGGTGTGGCATGTGGCTGGGCATCGAGAAAGACGGTCACACGCATAGCTGAGTGACAGGAGAAATAGCATGAGCAGATCCAGAGCAGAAGTAGACAAGCTGCGAGCTGAGATGAAGCGAGCAGTCCGCTATCGTGACGGTCCTGGTCAGATGAACACCATCTACTTGGGAGGCATGGCGACCGCAGCCATGTACTCCTGCCTTGGCAGTTCGATGACACAGGCGATGCGAGACAAGAAAAGTTTCCAAGTCCTGATCGACGAAGCATCAGATGGGCAGATCGAGGATGCCTGGGAGTACCAGGGATTCCAGTGGATCCTGGAACACTACCGAAGGGCTGGCTCCAAGCTGTACAGGTTCGATACCACAGCCACCGAGATCGACTAAAGAAAAGGGCCCTCGATTGAGGGCCCTTCTCGAATAAAGGCGACCGGAGCATCTTTGCCAGAATTGGCTATCGTGAAAGTGGGTACAGTCGCGGAGCCAGAAAGCGTAGGTTACGCCGGGTCGCCAGGGGTCGGTGCTACTTTATTTCATCATCAGTGGTCCAGCGGGGCTTGCAATTCGGTGAGGTCACAATAGCACAGTCGGTTCCAGTTCAACAACCACCATTCCACCATCTACGATATTGCTCGTGCGATAGGCATGATGCTCTACGATCTGGTAGTCATCCATAAAAACTCCAGATTTTTGAAGGGCATCCTCCAGCATCTTGAATAGATTAGAGGTATCCCGTTTCCTCCGATCAGGCGGATAAGTCCAGAACGACATCTTCAATGGACAGCTCCAGTTCCTGGCTGCCCGGTCGCGCATCACAATGGACTGCACGTTGCGATGGAACTCCTTCGCCTGGAATGTCGGATACACCTGAACAAATTGCTTGCCCTTGATGAACGGACCAGCAACACGGTGACCGTTATAATGATTGGCGCTTGGTGGCCAGGGTAACTCCAGTCTCAGCCCAGGTGGCTTTGCACTGGTGTCGCTGACTTCCAGTTCTCGTTGCTCCATAGCTTTGCTTGCTCCCATATGTCGTATTCGAGCTGTTCATTTACTTCATGCAGGAAGCCGACCTGGCTTCCGAATGTCCTTTCCCACTCAACCACTCCAGAAGATCCATCGATGCCCATAGGTCCAACGTGATACTTCAGAATGATCGGGATCTGGAAGAACGGATTGTTGCGTTCACCCATGCCTGGATTCTGAAACGCAGGGCCGAGACTCAACATGGATCCACCATGGCAGTGATGCAGCGTCACCGGATACAACATGCTCACCATGCAACGCAACTGACGCAGGTTCTTCTCGTGGCGACTGACGCTAATCTTCTTCGGTGGATCGCCACTCGCTATAAGGTCTCCTGATTCGGTCATGGCACACCTCGCATGCTCTCTGGTCGTGCTTGAAATCGGCCCTGGATCCTATGTTGCACACCCATCGAATCCACCTGGCCACGTAATCCCTACCTGGAGTGCGCCACCACTCCGGACTTCTGTATTCATTGTCTGGAAACTTTGCGGTCTCCGACAGCCACTGATGAAACAGTCGATCGTTGTCTCTGGTGGCTGTCCATTTTGTCAGCGGATGCGTCTGCGTGACTGACCGCTCAATTCGCGCTCGCTTCTCCTGGTTGATCGGAAAGTCGTCGTCGTCCAGCTCGACGAATGCAGCCTCGAACAGATCGCCTGGTTCGTTGCCATGCCTTCCAGCACACCCGGAGAACGGATGGCTGTCGGCCTCATCATCCATCCAGAACCGCACCCACATTCCCTGGCCCAGTGGATTGCCGCCACCTGCCAGCATCACCTCTCCCTGGAAGAACACCTCCTCATCACCGACCCTGGTAATGGCTACCATGAACCTGGTGCCGACACGATTGCCTCGCCGCCTGACGAACTGCATGAATGGATGGATCAGGATCGGCCCGTTGTCATTCACCAGGCGGAACTTCACCGTCCTGCCTGAGTTCAGCTTCCACTCTGCGTCGATCAATTCCAAGCCGCCCTTGTGGGCAATGATCGGTAGCGTTTTAGAAGCTATCGTCGAAGCTGTCTCGACTTCTTGACCTGCGACCTGAGTGTCGGTCATGCCAGAACTCCTGTTGTGCGTCACCTTCCATCTGGCCGAACAGGGTGTACTCACCGAAGTAGTACATCAGCACGGTGCCAGTGGGCCCGTTGCGTTGCTTGCCGACGATGATCTCAGCGACCTTCTTCCACTTGGTCTGCTCGTCGTACACCACATCGCGATAGATGAACAGGATCACGTCTGCGTCCTGCTCGATTGATCCTGACTCTCTGAGATCCGAGAGCCTGGGATGCTTGTTGTCTCGTTTGTCCACGTCTCGGTTGAGCTGGCTGAGTGCTACCACCGGGATGTCCAGCTCCTTGGCCAGCGACTTCAGGCCCCTGGTAATGTCCGAGATCTGCTGGGCCCGGTGGATCTGGTTGTCGCCACTCATGAGCTGGAGGTAATCCACGATGATCACCGCGAGATCCGGCTGCTGCTGTTTGACGCGCCGGGCCCTGGCCCTGATCTGCTGCATCAGCATGGCCGGAGACTCATCCAGGATCATCTTCGAGTAGTTGATCTGGCCCACACCTTTTCCCACACTCTCCCACTGCTCATCGGTAATGTTGCCAGAGAGTAATCGATCGAGCGGCACCTTCGAGTGCTGAGCCACCGACCTGGTGACAATCTCCATCGACGACATCTCCATCGAGAACACCAGCACAGGGCTGGTCTGTCCTACGTGGTTGGCGATGTTGATTGCCAGGGCTGTCTTACCCATCGATGGCCTGCCAGCAATGATCACCAGGTTCTGTCGCTGGAGTCCGTTGATCTTCTTATCCAGGTCACGGTAGCCAGTCGATAATCCAGGGATCGATTGTTCCATGTGGAACATCGTATCCAGATTCTCCATCCAGCCAGGCATCAGCGCCTTGATCTCGACCGGGCCTGACTGCGAATGGTCGCGTCCTATATCCATGACCTTGGCCTGAGCCTCTGACAGTACCTCGTCTATCTCCCTGCTGTCGTCGGCTAACTCGCGCACCTGGTTGGAAGCAGCGATCATGTCACGCCTCACCGATCGCTCCTTCACGATCTTGGCGTAAGCACGGACGTTCGCAGAGCCTGGTGTCTCCTGGTACAAGGTCGCCAGGTAGCCAATACCTCCGGCATCAGCCATGAGATCCATTTTATTGAGATGGTCCTGCACCGTCACGATGTCCATCGGTGCGTCCAGCTCGTCGAGCTTCACCATGGCATCCCAGATAATGCGATGATCGGCTCGATAGAAATCGTTGCGCCCGATAATGTCCTGCACATCCATCAGCGCCTTGCCGCCTGAGTGGATGATGCCCCCCAGGACAGCCTGCTCTGAATCAATCGACATTGGTGGTGGTTTCATTACCTGGTTCATTTCCTCTCCACGTATTTGTTCTCGAAGACTCCGACCATAGCAGTCTCTCTGATACAGAAATCGAAGTTGGCTACCCAGCTTCTGTCGTTCTGGCCGAGGAGGAACGGGCAGTTGTTGGTGATGAATTTGAAGTAGCGTTCCCAGGTTTCGAGATCGTTGAAATACCTCTCCTTACCCTGCACCTCGACACTGAATGTCTTCCACCTAGCTCGCATGGCTGCCTGTCTTTTGTTGTTGATGACTTTGACCCTGGGTAGGGCAGGGCAGTGTTCGTGATAGAGATCGACGATCGCCTGGTGGGGCACCCTCTCCGTAGGAGAGGTAGTAGGTTTGTTCTTGGTTCTTGGTTCTTGGTTCTTGGTTTGCATTGCGGATGCACATGCGTCCGCATCTGCGTCAGCATCTAACGTCTGGTTTTTCCAGCGTTTTTCCGCAGCCTTTTTCGCCTGGGCACCCTTCTTCTCGATGCGAACATACTCTCGATACAGTCTTCTGTTGATCAGGGTGTGGGAGTTGAGCTGCTCGAACTTATCATCCAGGTAGGTTTTCCAGATGTCCTTCCACTGCTCTGCATTCTGAAAGCCAGCTATCCTGGCGGCATGCCTCTGATCATACGGAATGCCTCCGTTGTGCCACTGGTAGTTCATCAACCTGATCAGCGCACCGACAGCCTCTGGAGGCCAGGATGCGGTATCTGCGGTGAAGTCTCGCTCGAATAACGGATACCATGGCATCCTGGGCTTCCCAGCTCCAGCCAATGGTTTCTCGCTCATGCGCCCCCTTCTCCGATTTAACTGTACCCTGGAGACACATGGTATATGGCCTTGATTATGTGGTCAAATACCTTGCAATCTGGTAGTCAAGCAGTCAGAATGTGGGCCTGGGTACGGTCGAAATTGGAGCCACATATGTCAAACGACAAGCCTCGTCTACCAGCAGTTGTGCAGACTGCTCTCACTGGCGCTCGTCGTCCGTTCGAGAAGATCTCTGGGCAAGGTGGCCACCTGGTTACCTGGGAGAAAGAGTCTATGTTCGCCATGCAAATACTGGCGAGGAATACGTTGCTCCAGAAATGCGAACCGCACACCATCCGTGATGCCGTGATCAACATCGCATCGATCGGACTCTCTCTCAATCCGGCGCTCAAGCATTGCGCCCTGATTCCCCGTTACAACAACTCGCTCAAGCTCTACGAGTGCCACTGTGATCCGATGTACCAGGGCCTGATCGCTATCGCGACCGATGGCGGAGCTGTGATTAGCATTCGAGCTGATATTGTTCGCGAGATGGATCGAGAAGACCGACGCTTCTGGTATCGATCAGGAAGCGATCCGCACCTTCATCACGAACCAGATCCATTCATGAAAGAGAAGGATCGAGGCGAAGTGATCGGCGCGTATGCCATCGCTGAAATTGCAGGATCCAAACATCCGCACATCACGTTCATGTCGATCGAGGAGATCGAGAACGTCCGTGACAAATCGGAGATGTGGAAGAAACACAAGAAGGGCCCATGGGCTGACTGGTTCCAGGAGATGGCGAAGAAGACCGTCATCAAGCGAGCGCAGAAGACCTGGCCGAAGGGCACTGGTCGCCTGGAGAAAGCCGTGCAGATGGCGAACATCGCTGAAGGTTATGCCGGTATGGATGAACCGATCGAAGCTGAATCGATCGAGCTGATCAGCGAGGATGAAGCCAAGGAGCTGCGAACCGCAGCCAGGAAAGCTCATCTCCGTGTCGAGAGAATCTACAAGGCATTCAACATCGACAAGATGGAGGAGCTGCCGAAGAAGGATCTTGACCTGTGCCGTAAGCGCATCAACCAGGCTGGACTGAAGTACATCCTGAAGTCCGCAGAAGACGAGCCCAAGGTTACCGTGTCAGCGAAAGACTGGGGCATGACCTATTCTGATATGGAAGCCCTGGGTGCGGAATTTGAAACAAAGGCGACGATCAGTGAGTAAAGAATTCGAGGAATGGGATTTAATCGGAGAGCTGGGTGAGAAATTCCTGGCCGCTGGAACGAAGTACCAGGAGCTGAAGCTGGCCCTGGTCCATAGGGAGATCCAACGCATGGCCAATGACAAAAGCACGACAGTAAGCTGGACCGTTGAGAAGCGGGATGAGTTCAAGAAAGACTGGGAGAAAGCCGATGAGGCCGGAATACTGGACTTCACCTTCGAGGGCAACACGTACCTGGTGACCTACGGTCGCTACCTCATCGAATACCTGGACTACGTGTTGGGTGAGGCTGCTTGAGGCTGGTAATTTACAACAGGTTCCGGCCAAAGGTAGCTCACTTGATTGACGAGATGCCGAGACGAACGCTGTGCGGTCGCCGGTATCCAAGCATGCGCGGGCCGCAAACGATTTACACGGACGACCTGCACCTGTGCGGCGTCTGCCAGATAGTGCTGGAATGCAAGAGACGAGACGCTGGAGAAGCAGTATGAATATCAACCCCAAAGACATTGAAGTCCGTTCAATGGTGATCGTTTATCTAAATATAGCAATCATCCATGGCTTCTACGATGAAGATTGCGCTGGCTCGACAGATGAAGGTTATTTGTATCTTCACACAGAAGGCAAAACTGTAAAAATCCGCTTAGACGCAATACAGGCAATAGAATACGATGGCTGAGCAACGAACATTAGGATGGTTCACTGATCGCTGGGGCAAGATCACCATGTCCAGGCGCATCGATACTCTCCTGGGCAACCACGTCCACGATCTGAACAATCTGCTGAAGACCCTGAAGTGGGAGCAGTTCGATGCCGTGCCGGATCAGATCCGTGAAGCCTTCGAGGCTGAGACCAGGATCGGTGACGCGAGCCCGGCCATGTCCCACGGCAAGCGCCTGGAAGAACCTGGGATCTGTCACTACGAGATGACCAGGAATATCGAGGTTATCCGTGCTGAGTTCATGGTCCATCCAATGTGGCCTGACCTGGTAGGAGATTCAACCGACTTCATCGAGACGGATGATGGCACCCTGGAGGGTGTCCCGAAGTTCGCCTGCGAGGTGAAGTGCCCGTACAAGCCAGAGAACCACAAGAAGTCCCTGCGATTCGGAATGCAGGGCTGGCATCACAACCAGACTCAGGGGCACATGGAAGTACACGACTTGGACCTTGGCAAGTTCGTGAGCTACGATCCGCGACACCCTATTGCAGAGCAGCAGATCTACGTCCAGGTAATCGAACGTGATCTTGCCTGGCAGAAGTTGTTCCGCGAGAAGATGGAGATATTCGATGACCACTTCAGACATGGGACTTTTTACGAGCATGCCGTTGCCAAGGCCACGGATGGAATCCCCTCTATGTTCTAAGATGAAGCCGATGACAGTCGAGCAAGAACAGGCTATGGCGAAATACAAAATTGATCACGGTTTCAGGAATGAATGCAATCTCAAAACATGGCGAAAACTCTGGACAACGCACCAAGAATTGATAGGAGCATTATCAGATGGATCTACAACTACAGGTAAACAGTGACGACATCCAAGATCCTGGACTGTTCCAGGTCGGGGAAACAAACGTAATGATCACGCCACCAGTTGGCGACGAAGACTACTGGCTGTTCAAGGTCATGGTCTCCGACAACCAGGCGATCGTCGGCTTTCCAAAATTCATGCAGGTCGGTATCGGCTTCCAACAGGAAGAAGACTGGAACAGCAACCTGCCAAGCACCAGCGATGCCGAGAAAATTTTTAACCACATCAGCCATAACAAAGGCGACGACTCGATCCCTGACGACCGCTGCATTGAAGCGATCGAGATGATTCGTACTGCCGCCTCCGCATACCAGGAGCAACAAACATGAGACCACAGATCCAGACTCCAGCTACGCTGCTCACGCAGTCACAGCCGCTCATCGACAACGCCAACAACCTGACTGACCAGGCTGAAAAAGCGGTGGTCTCGACCACTGAGGAGTTCGCCATAGCAACTGACTTCGTGCGAATCTGCCAGGGACAATTCAACATGGCGGAAGACGCCAGGAAGGCGATCGTCCAGCCACTGAACGATCACGTAGGCTGGATCAATGATCAGTTCCGACCGATTACCACTGCTCTGAAATCTGCCAAAGACAAAGTGTCAGCGAAGGCTGCCACCTGGCAGCGAGCCGAGGATAAGCGTGTACGCGAGAAAGCAGCAGAGGAGCAGCGCCTGGCAGATGAGCAAGCCATCAAAGACGCTGAGGCCGCAGCAGAAGCCGGTGACGATGAGCGAGCTGATGCCATCCTGGAGGTCGCCGCAGAAACGCCAGCTCCAGTGGCAAGGGCTCCTGTCGGCAGAGGTACGCTGACAGGCGCTACCGGAAGCACCAGGACCAACTGGAAAGGCGAAGTCAAGTACGACGACATCTTGGATGTCTGTCAGGGCATCCTCGATGGGAAGTTACCGACCAACATCATCAAGGAATGGAACAAGACCGTGATGAACGGCATCGCTAAACAGATCGGCGCTGACTGGCCGGAAGACCAGGACGAAGGCAAGCATCACGGCATGACCGTGAAGCGAGATGTCGGGCTGTCAGTGAGATGAATTATTCAGAATGGGCATGGCACCTGCGACTGCCACCACCACCACCATTATGATAAAGGATAGCAGATGAACAAAGTAATCATCATGGGAAATCTGGGCCAGGATCCGGACACCCGCTACATGCCATCCGGCTCTGCGGTGACGCAGATCAGTGTGGCCACCAACCGTAGCTGGAAGGATAAAGACTCAGGCGAGCAGAAAGACGAGACCTCCTGGCATCGATGCGTAGCCTACGG